ACTTTTAAGTGAATTGGATATGAGAGCAGTTGATTTTTTTTACGCGTGTATCGTGCTGTGCGTTCTGCTTGGAGCTGGAGGTTACATGTTGCACGATGGGAATTTCGTATTTGGCGCCCTGGTGCTTGCAACGGCGGTGTACCACGTTTGGCACGTGTGGCGAGTGTATAGAAAGCAAGAACGATGATCATCTCGATTGACTTTGACGGGACGCTCCATTACGGGGAATACCCCCGAATTGGATACCCGAACCTGCAGGCGCTGGAGTGCATGCGCCGGCTGAAGGACGATGGGCATTACATCATCATCTACACCTGCAGGAACGGCGATTTATTGCTGGAAGCCATAAACTGGCTAATTGACAAGGGCTTCCCGTTCGACCGGGTGAACGAGAACGCGCCCTTCAACGTCGCCAAGCATGGCGGCACGAACACCCGGAAAGTATATGCCGATGTCTATATTGACGACCACAACGTGGGTGGCCTTCCACCTTGGGAGGAGATTTACAGGCTGATCGCGGCGATGAAGGTGGTTTCATGTTGATTTGGATTGGTGATTTTTCATATCGCGGGTGTCGCACGTCGCGAAGACGGGCGACGCCCATTTTTAAAAAAAACCGGCAAAGCGTTGCGGGTTAAAAAAATAACGCGTATGTTCGCGACGCTAAAGTGTATTTCAACATAGGCAGTTAAACTGCCCAGCGTCGCGCCCCGGGCTTTTTTCATGCCCGGGGGTGAACGTCGCGATATACGGCGCGCTAACCCCGTGGAGTTGCTTAATGGCGCTCCAGGCCTATGTTGATAGACTTTAGCAACGGGAAGTGGCGCGCCGTTCTTTTTTCCCGCGCCACACGCTAAAAAATATCAACATTATGTTAACAAAAAACGAAGGCCGAGCTCGGGCTAAAAACGAGCTTCAAATCGCCGTCATCAACGAGGCGAGGTTCGCCTACGAGGTGCGAAACGGGAACATGAGCTTCAACCTCACGCAGATGTCCAAGCCGTATGGCAGGGAAAAGAGACCCGCAAACTGGCTGAAAAACGCCCAGGCGCAAGAGTACCTTGCCGCCATTCCCGTGGCTATAAAAATAGCCACGGCAGACAACCAGGGGGTTGCGGGCGATTTAATCGAGGTAAGGCAAGGCGGCACGCCCGAGCGGCAGGGAACCTGGACGAACGACTACCGCGTGGCCATCGAGTTCGCCCGGTGGTTAAGCCCGAGGTTCTCCATCGCCTTGAACGAGATGGTGTTCAAGATCCTCACCCGCCAGGTGGCCATCGCCAGGGCCGAGCCCAAGCACGGCGTCACCCCCGTCATCTGGGAGGGCAAGCCCGTTTACCGGTACACCGAGGTGGTCAGCGCCTTGGGCGGCAACCCCCGGTCGGGCTACTCCAGCCGGAAGGAAAAGTTCCCGGGGCACTTCGTGAAGCTGTTCGGCCGCAACTTCATCACGCCAGAGTACGTCGACTTGCTGGCCGGGTACTACAGGTACCGTAACGCCCAGCTGAGCTTAACGTTTAAAGGGTAAGGTCATGGCGGTAGAGTTTAGAGACGCCTGTTACGTGATAACCGTGCCAACGGGAACCAACCCGATAGAGGATTGGCTGGCACTGATCGACGAGTTGTTGTACGTGTTGGGACTTTTAGACGTGCAGCAAAACGGGAGCGAGATGCCGTGGAGAACGCTTGGCTTAATCTCCAGCATGATGCCCGACTGGGAGACGGCCATCAAAATGCACCCACGAAAGAAAATCGAGTGAAAAAAGCGGGGTTTCCCCCGCTTTTTTCGTTAAATGCCCCCTTGGACGATATCACCCCTCCGCCGTTTCATCCTCGAAGATCACGCTAAACTCGATAAAGTAAACGAACAGACCGTCGCTTCTTTTCTCCGCGTCCTGCCGCGCCCGGACGAGCGGGTCGAAGTTGGCGGTGCCGAAACCCTGCAGGGCGGCATACACGTCGGCGATCACGTCGTAAGGCTCCAGCGCCTTCTCCAGGTGTTCTGGCGGCGTGGCGGCATCGGTTTTCATCTGCCGGTCGAACGCGAGGCGTACGCGCACGCGGCCGGTGCATTCTTGCACGTGATCGGTGATGTTCCGGGCGTTACTAACAGATATGGTGAGCAGGGCGCACGGGAACGCTACAGCCGGTCGATCCATTGAGTCCAGTTGTCCTTTATCGAAGTCAATCCAGCGGATCGCCGGTACTTTTTCTTTCAGTCTTGCCGTGATGGCGTTGTAAATCGTTTTCATAGTTGTTTAAATATCTTTTAATCGTTGTTTAATCCTTGATTATTCGCGTCATTTCGCGACGTATCTTGTCATTTATGTTGCGAACGAGAACCGCGGATCTACCCATGAACGGGCGTGGCGTCATTTGGAATTCTTTTTTCCCGTAAATCTTCGCGCGCCCACCATACTGATGGACCGACGCGTACGGTTTATCGTTTACCACCCGCACGCCGTTGGTGATGCGCCGGTACGTGATGGCGTTTTGTAGCTCCCTTGTTTCACCGGAAAGGATTTTGGCGGTCGTGCGAGCGTTAGAGAACTTCCCGCGCTGCCCACTATGACCGTACCATGGAGAACTTGGGTCTCGCCTTTTCACGTCCTTCCACGGGTTTAGCACCTCGTCGGTGAACCCCTCGTTCTGGAACGACCCTTTAAAGTGGTTCACGGCCTCGGTGCCGAGGATGTCCTTTATGTCGTCGCCGCGGGTGAACTCCTCGAGTCTCCTCATTTTATCCTTGTATAGCCTCGCGTACTCGTCTATTTTCATTTTTTCTTTGAAAAAGTTTTTTTATATGAAAATGTTTTGTAAGTTTGTTGTTCAAAACAACGGATAAAGAGTAGAATGGCATACCTGGCATGACCTAAGTCGCCGCTACTCTTTATTTTTTTGGGATAGTGTTTGTAATTGCATATAAGAACCTGTTTAGATAAACCCTTCCGTTTTTAAGTTTAACTACCTCCTCCGCAACATTGTAATATACCTCACGTTCAGTGTCTTTGAAATAATAGAATCTCTGTATATTATCATCTCTGTTTTTGTACAACTTCGATGAGTGGACGTATTCAGCCTCCCTAATAAGACTGTCAAGTGATAGCAAATCTTTCTTTTTAAACCCTTTTACACGCCTTAAATAATCATCAACTAAATGTCTGTTTCCGCTACTTTTGAACCTGATTTTTATAGACTTTCCACTACCAACATATCGTATTACACTTTTTTTATATAAAAACTTCATTTCATTAAGGAGCTTTTCCCTTCTTTTTGCCAGTGCCGATTTTTTCGCCATTTCACAAATAGCACACTCCGGTATAACCGGCGGGTTGGTTTTGTCGATACCGTCTTTAAGCGACTTATCCAGGAGCTGTCTTTGAGCCAGTTCCTGGGTGGCGGGTTTGCGGCGCAAGCAGGTATTGAAATAAGGGCAAACACCTTTGATATAAGGGTGCTCCTTCAGCTTCACGAACTCGGCCGTTTTACCGGGGTTGTTCTGGAACACGGGCGGCACGAACTCCTCGCCCGGCACGGGGGTGACGTCCTTGTCTGTCGGGCGAACGGAGCAGGCGCAGTTCCAGGCCGACGGCGGTATGTGCTTGTCCCACCACGGGTGGCGTATGGGCAGCACGGTACCCACGTAGCTCAAGTGCGAGGCACGCGGGTGCGCGGCCGTGCTTTCCACGTACTCGAGGTTCGGGTACAGGTGTTCGGTTTCGAGCCACTCGCGGAAATTCACCGCGTTCCTGGCGGCCCGCACGGCGGTGTTGTACTCGGTCTGCAACCAGTTCTCGTTGTAATTTCTCGATACGCGTTGCGCCAGCTTCTTGAACTCGCGGAACGAGCGCAAGTTGCCGTCCTCGTCATGCAGCAGGGCGACGATTTCCCCCGTTTGGCGGTGGTTCTTGAAGGCGGCGAACACGGCGGCGTTGTGCCGGAACTCGTTAATGAACTCCTGGTTTTTCTTCCCGAACCCCGGGTCGGAGAAAACCGTGTCGAGCCCCTGCTGCAGGGCATCGTTTGAAATGTTGAAAAGCGGCTTGGACACGATCGGCTGCTCCCTGCCCGTCGTTTCGTTACCGTAAACCTCGTCGAGAGCTTCCTGAAGCAGTTTCCTTAAATCGATTGAGTACTTATCGGCGAGGGTTACCCGTCCCGTAATACTGCCTGTTAACCTCGTCAGCCAGCCCCGCTCCTTCGTCGGGGCGAGCGCGAAAAAATCCCGCAATCGTTTTTTGGTTTTTGGTTTCGCGGTTGGCGTTTTCTTGCCCTCGTCCTCGTCCTCTTTTCGTGATTCCCCGGTTGACGTTCCATCGTCCTCCTGCCCGGGTTGTTTCTCGCCGGCAACGGGCTCGTTATCCTTTGGCACTGGTATGCTGTACTTGTCGTACAAGTACGATCGCGGTATGGGCAGGATCTTGGATAGCGTGGAGAGCTCGTTAACGCTTAGCTGTTCCGCGGCTTCCGGGAACACGAAGCGACCGCCCTTCACGGGGAAGCCTCGTCGCTCGAGGCGCGGTAACACGTGCTGGTTGAGCACCCGTTGCACGAAGCGCATGTCGGCTCGGTTTTTCGATTCCTCCACCTCCTTGTGCACCTCGCCCAGGGAACGCGCCCCCTTGTCGCCCTGGATGGTCGTGAGCGTTTGACCCAAGACGGTGATCAGGATCTCCTCGTTGCACGCCTTGCGGAACTCGCCGTACGAGGCGCCGGACGACCCGGAGCCGGTGTTGTTCACCGTTTCCACGTCCGTCTCCCTGGGGATGACGATGTAGGGGGCCGACCCGGCGTTGGCCAGCGCCTGCTCGAGGATCTGCCGGGTACCGGTGTCGTACATGGAGTACTTGCCCACGCGCTGGGGCATCCCGAAGATCTCCAGCCATTGCGCCCAGTCGCCGAACCCGCCGCGCTTCCAGATCACGAACGGGGCGGTTTTCATGAACAACCCGTACCTTCGTTTCTCGCCAAGGATTAAAAGGAAGTCATCGCCCTCGTAGGGTATGCCGACCTCGTCGTTGTCATTGATGAGGATGGTTTTGTTCACGAGGTTGATGTGCTTCTTTGGGATCTCGTGCACCTCGAGGCCGTCAGAGAAATCGAACTCCACGCCGGTTCGCCCCCAGCCCTCCACGTCCATGATCAGCTTTAGCAGGTTCTCGAAGGCGATGGTGTCCATCAGCGTGGTTATTTCCGGGACATCCTCTCCCTTGGCGTTTTGGAAGGTGAGCTCGGCGTTGGTGATCGCCTCCTTGCGCTTCGAGAACGCGTCGGAAAGGTAGCCATCGATCAGCAAGTCCTCGAATAGGTCGTAAAGCGCTTTCACGCGCCCGGCGTCGGCGCTGATGAGCGCCCTTCGCCACTCGCCCACGTCGAAGGTTTTGCGCCTCGGGGCTTTAATCACTATTTGAGAGATAACGGTTTGCCGTTGCTTGTTCGTTTGTTTAGCCATATCCTGGGAAGATTAAAAATGTTGATTCCTTTTCGGGTTGCTACCGAAAATGATGATTCCACCGGTGGGGGTTCCCGACTCGTCCACCGCCTTGGGCAAGTCGGGCGTGACGTTGCCCTTTTGCACCGCCTTGAGCCAGTCGATGGCACGTTCGTAGCGATCTTGCCGCAGGCGTAAATCGGTGCCGGCGTTGCACAGGTTCAGGAAATGCCACACCGCGATATCCTTCACGAATACGAGGAGCAGCGCGTTACGATCCCCGCTGGTTGCCCCGAAAACGCTATTAACGTCGTAGTCACCGAGGTAGCCCTTCGCCTCCTGCACGGCCGCGTCGATGGCGGCGGTGAGGATGGTCTCGTCGTTCCTGGAGATAACGTCCACGTTTTCCTCGTACAGGTGAGTCTTTAACTCGTTTTTCGTTAAAAATGCCATGTCGTTTAATTTTTGTTCGCGTTGGTGTCGTGAAAGCAAATGCCGTCGAAGTCTTCCCCGGCCTTCTTGCTTCGCTTCAATAGCCCGCTCGCCTGCCGGCGACGGATCTCCATCCTGTTCCACACGTGGTACCTGTCCCCGAAAAAGAAAACGCGGTACCGCTTACCGTCACGCTCGTGCAGCCGGTTTGCCTTTTTTATCGCCCTTTTCAGCCTTGCAGGTCGCATTTGAAAGCGGAGGCGCTGGATTTTAAACCAGTTGGTGATGATCTTGAATAGTCTCGTCATGTCTTTAAAATTTTTTCGTCCCGCCCCTGCGGGTGCCGATGGTGATGGTCCCTGGCTGGAGTGCCGTTAGCTTCTCGTTGATAATCCAAACCGCCCCCTCGACGCAGTCGGGCCCGTCCGCGGGTGCCGGGAGCTTGGGAGAAACGAGCAGGAACTGCTCCTCCAGCCTTTTCATGTGCGGGTTGTCCTTTTCCTTCTCGTTCAATATCAGCCTACCCTCCCGGTTGAGCGGCTCGAGGTTCCCCTCGATGCGCGAGAACTTGTCCGGCTTGTTTCGCTCGTCCGGCACGATCCCGATGTATCCCTGCACCTTCGCCCTGTCGTAGAATAACGGCTTGAAAACCTGCTCGTAGAATGGGTTTTGCAGCTTGTTGTTCTCGATGTAGTTGTAAACTTGCGTTTTCCCACCCGCCCAGCTGCCGACCAGGTAATACCAGTTCGTGAACTCGTCGTTGGTTACGTGGTCGAGGTACCCGGTTATCACGTAATACTTGCCATCGTGAAAGCCCACGAGGAAAACCGACTTGTAGGAACCGCTTTTGTTCTTGCTGTTGCTCGGTGCCGGGTCACCGTAAGCGACCAGGAACGGGAAGCGATTAAGCGGTGGAACTCTTCCCCAACGCATCTCGGTAAAAGTGTCGCCCTCGGATAACGGGTTGTTGAAGTACTCTTTTTGCGCCGAGGCGGTGGAGATCAGGGAGAGGATCTTGTCGATATCCTTCTCGCTGTTTTTCTGCGGCCAGGTGGACTTCCCGTTTTTATCCCGGATGTTGATCACGTCAGCGTGGTCGGCTTTTTCGATTGCCCGGGTGATGCAACAGTCCTTCGCGATGATGTTCCCGTTGAACAGGATGCGGTAATTGCCGGAAACCGAGACGGTGGGGATGAGCGCCTGCTCAATCCATTCCCACTTCTTTTTTACCCGGTCGGGATTGCGTACCTCCTCGTCCGTGTCGATATCGTCGACCAGGATGAAATCGGGTCGATACGCCTCGTTACGTGTGCCGCGGGGAGACTGGCCGGCACCCAGCGCGCGAAAGGCCACGCCCGACGCGGTCGTGAACTCGCCCGTTTCCCAGGAGCCCGGTTTTTGTTGCGTGCCGTAATCGTTCAGTATACGCGGGTTGCTCTCCAGGTTGATCATGATCGGCATGATCAGCCGCTCGGCGTTTTCCTGCGAGTTGGAGATGAGCAACACGTTCTTTATCTTACCGGTAAGCGTCAGCTTGGTGACCTCCATCACGGAGCGTACCGACTTCGCCAGCTCGCGGCTCCACGCCCTCACCTCGTACCACCGGTCGTTCTCGAACAGTCTCTTAGTGGCCCTCTTGTGGAACGGGGCCGGCTCCTTCTTGTAGTAGTTGGGGAAGTAATAGGCGAACCACGCCTCGTGGTCTGCCTCCAGCCGGGCAACCCTGGCGCGTTTCTCGGGGATGGTCTCGGTATCGTCCACCGTGGCGGCGTTGAGAATGCTCATCCTGAACTCGTCCCAGTCGCGCAGCGCGTCCCTCTCGATTAACTTCAGCCTTTTACCCATGTCAACGCAGTTTAGTTTTCACGAAATCGTCGTACAAGGGCAAGAGGCGTTGCGCCTCCTCGAGGTCGAACGTTCTAAGCCAGCTGAAAAAATCCTTGAAGACGGATAAAACGTCGTTTAAACCCGTCTCGGTTTGAAACTTGTCGATGGCGTTCGCCAGCTTCGTGATCGTGTCGGCTTCCGCCGGGGTGGCATACCTGTTTTCACCCCGCTCGGCGATCTCCTTGTTTATCTCGGCCAGCTGCCGGTACAGGTTGTTGAGCTGCTCCTCGCGGGTTATGGTGAGCGACACCTTGAGTTTATCCCAGTTGCCAGCTTTAACCCACTTGCTCATGGTCGCGGTAGAAACATCCACCCGCCTCGCGATCTCCTTTTGCGGGAGGTTCTCCCTCGTGTAAAGCAGCTGCGCCCACTCCTTTTTCTGCGCGTTGGTTAATTTCGCCATATCCGTTTTTACCACGAAATTACACCGGGAAGCCTCTTTTTCGGGAAAAGTATCGTAACGGTTAGGAACATCGTCTTAACCGTTAAGACACTTTTTGGAAAAAACGGGGGAAAGCGCTTTTATTCGCGTGAAAATTCAACGACTAAAAAGCATGGCGAAAACAAGGTCTTTCATTCTGACGGACGAGAGCGTGAACAATTACGGCTTCCGCCTCCTGTTGAGCGGGGCTGACTTGAAGCAGTTCAAGCGGAACCCCGTGATGTTTTACAACCACGACGAGTGGGACCCGCCCATCGGGCGCTGGGAAAACATCCGGGTGGAGGATGGGAAGCTACTGGCCGACCCCGTTTTCGACCTGGAGGACGAGGAGGCAAAAAAGATAGCCGGCAAGGTAGAGCGCGGCTTCTTGCGAGCGGCGTCCGTCGGCTTGCGCATGATCGAGCAATCGGACGATCCGAAGCTGTTGTTACCGGGGCAAACGCGTGCCACCGTGACCAAATGGAGGTTGAGGGAGGCGTCTATCGTTGGCATCGGTGCTAACCGCAATTCGCTTCGGCTGTACGACGAGAACGATAACCTGCTTACCGACGAACAAATTTTGAGACTATTCGATAAAACCGGGGAAGCGGATGTCATCCCCAAAAACAAACCAAAGAAGATGGAATTAGAGAAAGTATTCAACCTGCTCGACCTGCCGGGAGATAGCACGGGCGAGCAACTCCACGACGCCGTTAAAAGGCTCGTGGACGAGAACAAGGTGCTGAAGGATGCCGCCGCCGAACGAGAGAGGGCGGACGGTGAGGCACGGCAAGCGGAGGCCGTCAGGCTCGTGGACGAGGCCGTGAAAGACGGGAGGCTGAACGCCGACGGCAAGGCCGGCATGCTGAAGCTTTTCGAGACCGATTTCGAGGCGGCCAAGAAAACGCTGCTGAACATTCCCAAGCGCCCGAGCGTGAAACAGGAGATCGAAAGGCAAGAAAGCCTGAACAACACGGAGTTGGCCGAGCTGAGCGCAAAGTCCTGGGACGAGCTCGACAAGGGCGGTGGCCTGGAAACGTTGAGAGACAAGTACCCGGACGTTTACGCCGAGAAGTTCGAGCGGAAGTTCGGCAAGAAGCCCACGCTGTAGCGGGGTGAAATCACGAGTTACAAACTTTAATTATAAAACAAGATGAAAGGAAACAAGACTATTCTGTTATTCACCGCTCTGCTGTTCAACATGATCGTGAGCGGTACCGTCGCGGCCGTTACCGGGTTTAACCCCTTCGCCGTCTTCGGCGTTGGAAGCGTGCTTGGCACGATGGTGAAGCCCGTCGCGGGCGCGTTGCCCATGGCGGTGCAAAAGGAGATCTGGATGAACCACATCGTGGAGAACCTGTTCGCCGATAACTCGTTCCTGTCGAAAGCCTTCGATGCGGACGAGTTCGTGAATCAGGGGAAAACGGTACACATACCCAACGCTGGCGCGCCCAGCAACGTGGTCAAGAACCGCAACACGTTCCCCGCGGAGGTTAAATCACGAGATGACATCGATCTTACCTTCGACTTGGATAATTACTCCACTGATCCCATCAAGATAAACCTGGCGGAAAGCGTTGAGCTCTCATACAACAAGCGCGAAAGCGTGCTGAGGCAAGACAAGTCGAAGCTGGCTCAAGAGGTGTCGGAGGGTATTTTGCTTGAATGGTTCAAGGGTGCCACGAGCAACATTAAAACCACGGGGGATGCTGTTTCAGCTCATACCGCTAGCGCAACGGGCAACCGCAAGGCGTTCACCAGGGACGTGGTACAAGAGGCGATGACGCGATTCAACCTTGACGATGTTCCTGCCGAGGGTCGCTACATGCTAATCGATGCCGTCATGTACGGGCAGTTGATCAATAGCTTGACCGATAAGGAGGCAACCGCGTTCCACGCTACCGCCGACATTAAAAACGGCATCGTGGGCAAGCTGCTCACGTTCAACATCATGATGCGCAGCCGGGTTGGTCGTTACACCGGGGCCGGCGTGGCAAAGGCCTGGGAAACTGGCGGGGCGGCCACGGACAACGCCGCCGCGTTAGCCTGGCATACCGATTCCGTTTGCCGCGCCAAGGGCGAGGTCATCATGAGGGAGGATGAGAACAGCCCCACCTATTACGGGGACATTTACGCCTTCGAGGTGCGCGCCGGTGGTCGTGCCATGCGGAACGACGTGAAAGGTCTGCTGGCGATCATTCAAGATACCGCGGCTTAACGGTAACGCGAGATGGAGGCAAGCAGGGATAAACTACCGCGTGGGTTGCGCAACAACAACCCGGGGAACATCCGCCGGTCGGGCAACAACTGGAAAGGGAAGTTACCCGCCGGGGGAGACCCCAGCTTCGAGGTGTTCGTGGACATGGCACACGGGTATAGGGCGTTAATGATAACCCTGCGCACCTACATGACCCGGCACGGGTTGACCACGTTGGAAGGCCTGTTGACGAGGTGGGCTCCACCCGTCGAGAACGACACGCGAGCCTACATCAACGCGGTGGTCAAGCTAACCGGGTTTACCCCGAACGAGCAGCTTCGACCTGACAAGCGGACGCTCACCTCGCTGGCCGCGGCTATCTCGAGGGTTGAAAACGGGGTGGATGCCTGCTTGGAAGATATCGAGGCCGGCTGGTCAATCATGTAATTAACACGTTTCATTATGCCTCTTTGGTTTCAGCTTGTTTCAATGATTCTTAACCTCTTGCTTTCAGGAGGGTTAATTGTCACGCTTGCAACGCTTCGTTCGGTTAAGCGGGAGGCTAATGCAAGCGCGAAAAAAGCAGAAGCGCAGGCAAAAGCGAGCGAGATTGAAAACGTGGAGGCGGCGGTAAAAATTTGGAGAGAGTTGGCAGAAGAGATGGAGGGGCGGCAGAAGGAGCTGTCGAGGCAGGTGGATAATCTTAGCACAGAAGTTAAGCGGCTTAAAAACGCTAC